CCCGACACGCCGCTCTGCAGCGCCACGCCGATGACGTTGTTGTTGACGCCGGCCGCCGGCGCGGCGGCCACGCCGCGGCCCTGTGCATCGACGGTGATGTAGGCGCCCCGGGTGACGCCGGCGCCGATCTGCAGATCGGCGATGCCGGTCATGGTCACGTCGACGCGCTCGCCCAGCACCGGCGACACACCCTCGACGATGCCGATGAGCGTTGACGTCACCGCGGTTGCGGTAAGCACGTTGTCGTCGGTTGCGCCGAACGTCACAACCCGGTTGGCGTTGATCGCCGCCTCGGCGACAAAGCTGCGCACTGCTACAAGCTGACCCATATTTCGCTCCTCAGCGTGGGGTGGGGTGAGGCAGCGCCTAGGCGGCGCGCTTGACTGCGGCCACGGCCTCGTGCGGCTGCACGTGGCGGCCAAGCGCCGCTTGCTCTGCGATGTAGCGCGCGGCCTTGGCGCGCAGCATCTCCACGTCGGCCAGGTCGTTGCGATCCTCGCCTTTGCCGCCGCTCTGCGTGCTCTTCAGCGCGGCAATCGCCGGCGCACTGGCCAAGTAGCCCTTCAGCGCATCGACCGACAGCGTGCGCGCCCAGGCCTCTTGCGCCGGCAGCAGCCGGCCGCCCTTGAGTGCTTCGGCAATCAGTTCGTCTTGCTCGCGCTTGACCTGGCCGGCGCGCATCTGTGCCACCTCGGCCTGCAGCGCGGCCATCGCGGCGGTGCCGGTGTCGGTCGAAGCCTTGAGCGTCGCGACCTGCGTCTCGAGGTCGGCCGAGCGCGCGGCCGTCTTGCTCAGCGTATCGATTGCGGCGAGGACACTGTCCTCGGTGGAGTCGGCAGCCAGCTTGAGCGCGGCAACCAGTCGGGCGAGAAAAGTCATTGCAGTCCTCTCGTGTGAGGCGTGGGAAAAAGCGTTTGCATTGAGCCGCGCGGCCAGCGCGGACGAAAGCGGGGGGAGCATGTCGAGACCGGGCACGTTCACCAGCGCCGCATGCAGCACGTCAACGACCGTTCCGCTCTGGTCAGACACCAGCACCGGCGAGATGTAGCGGTACTCGCCGGCGGCGAGCATGGCGCGTGCGCGGTCGGTCCAGCGGATGTCGACAGCAAACAGACCAAGCCCGTCGCGCCACTCGACGCGAGCCGCCCAGCCCGCAGCCGGGGCCGGCTGACCGTTGTCGGCCGACAACACCGTCTGGTGCTCGTAGTCGATGACGAAGTCATTGCCGCGGCGGTTGATCGCGTCGGCCAGCGCGCGACCTTGCTCGTCGGACAGGCGCCACTGCCGGCCGGGGCCGGGCCGGCCGTCGGCCGCGGCAAACTCGCCCGCAGGCAAAAGCTGCACATGGGCAATGTCGTTGGTCTGCAGCGCGCAGGCCGCGGCAACCAGGGAAAGCAGATCGCGTCGCATGACGGATCGCACTTTGCCGGGCTGCGCGCGGCCGCGCTACGTGAACCAATCCGGGCCGGGCGGCCCGCACCGAAGGTCAGCGCGCCAGCGAGTCGAGCCAGCGATCAATCTCGGCGCGCACGTCGGCCTCATCTTGCGCGCCGAGCGTGCCGGCGGTCGGATCTGCCGTGAGCATGCCACGTCGCGGCATCCACGGCCGGCCATCGCGCGAAGTGCCGGTCTCGTGATAGAGCGCGTAGGGCCGAGCAAATCCTACCGTGACACGGCTGCCGGACACCGTGCTCGACAGGCTGGCCATCATCAGCCCAGTGCGCACCAGCAGCGTGCCCTGCCGGCGCTGGCCGTCGGCCTTGGCGTAGCGCGCGCGCGTGCTCGGCGCCAGCGGCAGCCATGCACGTCCCGTGGGGTCGACCTTGGTTTGCAGACGCTCCTGCACATTGCCCTCGAGGACCACACCAATCCGCTGCAGCACCTGTTTGGGGTCGCGCACGCCGCCCTGCAGCCGCACCAGCGCAGCGCGCAGCTCGGCGGAGCCGGTCACGGTGATCGAGAACATCAGCGCCTCCGCCGCCGGCCGCGGCTGGGCGGCGGCTCCAGTGCGTCGCGCACCGCCGCATCGCGCACGCCAGGCGGCAGGCCCTGCGCGGCATCGGCGGCTGCGCGTTGCAGTGCGCCGTCGCGCTGCTGGCCAGGGTTGTAGGCGAAGCCCGGATCGATCCCGGCCGGCACGTCCACCACTTCACCCGTCTGCCGGTTGCGCCACGGCACCAGCGCAACGGGTGGCGCCGCCGTACGCACCGGCATGCCGGCGCCGCGCAGCCGCTCAAGCTGCGCGCGCGTCACCGCGTAGGCCACGCAGCGGCAGCGCCAGCCGTTGGGCGGGTAGTGCGTGCGCCAGAAGGGGTGCCCGGCCGGCAGCGCCACACCGTCCCAGGCGCGGTGCGACTGGCGCACCCGCTCGTCGCGCATGGTGCGGTAGTAGATCAGCGTGTCGTCGGGTGCAGACTCGGCGGCGGACTCAATGCGCTGCCACCGGCCCACCGCGTAGCTCTGGCGGAGGTTGACGTCGTAGATCAGGCGCAGTCGGCTCAGGTCAAACGTGGTCCGCGCAACCTGCCCCGTTGCGGGGTCGATCACCTCGCGCGTCCCCCACCAGCCGGCCTCCGCCAGCCGCGGCCGCAGCGCAGCCACGAATTCAGCCAGCGGCGTGCCCTCGGCGATGGCGCGGTCCAGCTCGTCGCGCACAAACTGCAGCAGGTCCATGCGCAGCAGCTTGGCCACGGTGAAGGCGCGCGCATGCTCCTCCTGCCACACATCCTCCCAGGCAAACGACGGCAGCAGATCGCGGCGCCGGAACGCGGCGATCGCCTCGTCGGGCGCAAGAATCGCAAACGCCAGGCCGGGAGGGATCGGCGTGGGCATGTCAGTGGCCGAAGTGCTTGCTGTAGATGCGCTCGACCACCTGCACCTGCCGCTGGCTCAACACGCTTGTGCGTTGCGCCTGCCAGCTTGCGCGATACACGTCGCCCACGAAGCGCGCCTCCCACGGCGTCAGGTCCTGCTTGCCGAGCAGGCCGTGCAGCCGCTCGATCCGCTCGCCAATGCTGCGCACCGTCAGCTCTCCAGGTCGAGGTCGGCCTCGCCCGCCAAGCGCGCGAAGAACGCCGCCCGCGCCAGCGTCTCGGCCAGCGCATCCACCGGCATGCCCGGCAGCACCGCCACCAGCGCCGCCTTGGCGTCGGCCAGGGTGCCGCCGCGGGCCGCAATCGCCTGCAGCTCGCGCTCGATCGGCGCGATCACCTGCAGCATGGCCGGCTCCCACTGGCCTGAGGCTGCGTCGGCCAGTACGTCGATCGCGTCGCGCGGCGCGGCCGGCGCCGACGCCTTGAGGGGGGCCGACGGGCGCGCAGCGCGCCGCGTCCGGCGCGTGTCGGCTGCGCGGGCCGCCACGTCTTCGTCGGCGCGCTCCGTGTCGGCGGGCTCCGTGTCGTCCTCCAGCTCGGCGTCGTCGTCAGCCTCGCCACCGCCCACCGCGGCACCCGGCGCCGCGGCGGCGCTGGCGCCCGGCGCGCGCACGGCGGCCACGGGCAGGGTCTCCTCGCCCTCCAGCGGCTCAGGGATCTTGAGCTTGCGTTGCACGTAGCTCACCGGGATGCGCAACCCCGCGCCCGCCAGCTTGGGCAGCGCATCGGCAAACGCGGTCAGGTCCTCCGATTCGCCCGTGTCGAACACGATGCGCGGCACGCGCCGCAGGTCCATCGGCCCGTAGTTGAGCGCCAGCAGCGGGTAGCTGATGTCCCGGGTCAGCGTGGCGGCAATCTGCCGGATGTCCGAGTTGCGGATGTCCATCCGCACCTCGTTGTGGATCTTGCCCAGCGCCTGCGTACCGGTGTTGCTGGCCTGCGCGGTGAGCGTCTGCCCCAGAATCGCCTTGCTCTGGCTTGCCTCGGCCCAGGTCATCATCGCGACAAACGGGTCGTGCGTGCCCTTGGCTGCCTCCGCAAACTCAAGCTGCATGCCGGCCGGCATGATGCCGCCGGCGTTGTGGCCCAGGTTCACCACGGCGCTCAGCAGGTCCGCCTTCTCGGACTCGCTGGCGCCCGCCGGGTACTTGCCTAGGCGCATGGGCAGGCCGTATATCTCGAGGAACTCGGCCAGGTCGCGCACCGCGTAGGTCTTGAACAGGTACGGCCAGGCCAGCACCCGGAACAGCCCAGCGCGCGCCAGGTAGCCGCTCTTGGCCCGATGCACGTGCTGCACCCAGCCGAACGGCCACAGCGGCGCTCCGTCCGCGCTGTTGTCGCGCAGGCGCAGCTCGTTGCGATTGCCCGTTGGCGTGCGGAACCACCGCTGCGGCCGGTGCTCGATGCTCTCAGGCAGCCAGTACCGCCCCTGCAGCGCCCAGGTGATTTCGAGGCATGCAAAGCCTTTGCCGATCGCATCAGACATGTCGAAGAGAAGATCGGCCATGTCAGGCAGCCCGGCGTACATCTCGCGCAGCAGGGCCGTCGCGGACTTTTCTGCGGCCGTCGCGCTCGGCGGCTCAGCAATCTCCCACTCGATCGACTGCAGCGCCAGGCGGCGCTTGGCCATCTCTGCGTAGATGTGCGCGTCGCGCTCTTCCATGTCCTCGTACAAGTCGAACTGGTCGAAGAGCGACCCGATCTCGGCCATGCTCAAGATGCGCGCCAGCCGCGCCGGCGTAAGCCCGCGTGCCGGGTGCGAAGCAAACTCGCGGTGCAGCGCGACCAGCGCCGCGGTCTGCGTCTCGCGCAGCGCGCTGCGATCCAGTGCGCGGCCGTACTGATCAACAATCGCCATGCCTGCCTCCTGTATCAGTACGCGGCCTTGCGGCGCACGCCAAGGCGCGCGGCCATGCCGCCCCAGTCGTCCTCGCGCTCGTCGAACTCACCGCCTCCGCGCGGCGCGGGCGTGAACGCGATCTCGCCGGCCTCCATCTGCATCGCGCGGTGCGCCAGGAACAGCGCAATCGCGTAGTCCCCATGCCGCGTGACCCGCGCGCCGTCGGCGCCCGCGCGCTGCGTCTTGGCCTTGGGCAGTTTGGGCGTGCCGTCGATCACGCGCAGCGCGCGCAGGTCGTCGCGCTGCTCCATGTCGCGCGGCAGGTCGCACAGCGTGCCGTCCTGGAGCGCGGCTTTGAAGCGCGGCATGTGCTGCAGGTAGTACGAGTCGCTGAACTTGACCTGCTCTACCGACTGCGATCCGTAGCGCTGCGCCGCGTACTCCGCCAGGGCCGCGCCGTTGCCGCCGGCGTCGAGCGCCAGCGCACGCCGGCGCCGCACGCCGTCGAGCAGCGCGAAAAGAATCTGTTCTTGCGACCGGAAAGGGCAGTTGGAAAGCTCCACGGTGACGCGCGGCCGGCACACCAGCTCGCGGTCCTGCCCGAGAAGCACAAAGACGCTCAGGTCCGCCAGACGACCAAAGTCGCCGCCCGCCGAGAACACCTCGTCCGGCGACAGCAGCGCCAGCAGTGGCGTGATGCGCTCGGCAATCCAGCCCTCGATCGCGTAGCGCCGCACGTCCTCGGGCAGGCGGCCGAACGGCTCGTCCCATGCGCCGCGCACGACGACCGGCAGCCGCGCATCAAACGCCGCGCGCGCCGGTGAACGATCGTTCACCAGCGTGCACGGCGCCATGCGGCTCTCGATCAACGCCAGCGGCAGGTACGCGCCCGCGCCCTGGCTCGGGATGCAGTCCAACTCTTCGGCCGCCGCCTCGCCGTAGGTCTGCCGCACCTCCGCCACCCAGGCGGCCTCACCCTCGGCAGTCCACTCGATGCGGCGGCGCAGGCACACGCGGCGGTACAGGCCGTCGGCCACCGCGTCCGCAAAGGTGATGCGATGCACGCTGGCCTTGTGGCCCCGCTTGCCGGCGCGGATCTCCTCGATCAACTCGGCAAACGCATTCGTGGCGCCGTTGTGCGTGCTGATCACGCGCACGCTGTTGCCCCACATCACCATTGCGAGCGCCGCCTTGAGCAGCTCGCCGAGGTCCTGGTGATAGGCCGCCTCGTCGATCACGATGTTGCCCTGCTTGCCGCGCAGGTTGCTCGGCCGGCTGGTCAGCGCGGTCACGCGCAGGCCCGTGACCGGGAAGCGCACCTCGAACTGCTTGATGTACCGCTTGTCGCTGGCCGCGTCCGCGCCGTCGTCGTACAACCCCTCCTCGATCTCGCTCGCCGCTAGGTCATAGGCGCGCGCCCACAGGGCCACGGCCTCGATGTACTCGCGGCCCATGTCCTGGTTCGGGCAGATGTAGTAGGTGCTGCTGCCGCCGGCGCGGGCAGCGTCCAGGGCGTTGTCGCTGGCCTCCGCCCAGGTCAGGCCGCAGCGGCGGGTTTTCTCGGCCACCTTGAGCGCGCTGCGGTCCGCGACCCAGCGTTGCTGGTAGCCCAGCAGCGCAGCCGGCGCCAGCCCCGACGCAGCCGGCAGCGCGTCCACCAGGGGGTCGGCCGGCAGCCCGGTGGGCGCCGCCGCCGCTCGCCGCGGCGCGGCCGGCCTACCCATATCGGACCCCCCACCGAAAATCAGGCCCTACAAGCCGCGCAAGCCCGTCCCGTGTGGGTTGGCACCGCCCAGCCCCAGGAATCGCGTCTGACATGCGTCTGACGCGGCCGCAGAGGCATTGGCGCACGGCATCCACCCGGCCTAGCCCGCAATGCCGAGGATCGCCCGGCGAATTTCGTCCGCCGCGGCGGCCGACAACCCGCCCCGGCGGGCAATCTTGTCGGCCTTGCTGGCGGCCTGCTCGGCGCGCTGGCGCACCTGGGTCATCCACTTCTTCTGGTTGACGCTGGCGCGGCTCAGCTCGGCAATGCTCTTGGCCGCCCGCGCGCGCAGCTTGAGCCGCTCGGCAGGCTCGGTGTCGTTATCCGCATCCTGCAGGTCCACGAGGATGTGGAAGATGTCCGACTGCACCATCCCCATCACCGCGGCGCTGCGGTCGTCCGCGTCGTCTTGCGCGTGCTCGGCGATGACCCGCGCCGCCTCGGTCGCCTCCTTGATGGCCGCCAGGCGCCGCTCGAACTGCTGGCCGTGCCGGTGCAGCGCGCTCTTGCTGATCCGGTAACCGCGCGCCTCCAGCGCGGCGGCCAGCTCTTCGTACCCGCCGAACTGGTTGCTCACCAGCACCGCCTCCAGCCACTGGCGGGTGTCTGCCGGCAGCGCCCCCACCTTGCTGCGCTTGGGCATGTCAGTGCCAGTACCGCGCGGGGCGGGCAATGCCTGCATCGCACTCGACGGTGTACTCCACCACGTCCACGCCGGTGCGGGTCAGGCTCGCGTGCCACTGCGGCGAGTTGCGTCCGCCAATCTCTACCAGCCCACGATCCTCGAGGTAGTCCAGCTCGCGCCGCAGCTCGTGTGTAGTGATGGGGTGCGGCACCGCAGCCAGCACGCTCGCAATGAGGCTCTCGGCCGCACCCAGCGGGCGGGCTTTGTCGAGCGTCACCAGGATCAGCCAGCGCGCCGTCTCGCGCGCGGCTTTTGCGATGTCGATCATTGCGGTCCTTGAAGTCGAGCCACGTATTGAGCCAGCAGCTTGATCTCGCTCGCCAGCGCGTCGAGCTTGGCGCTGGTCACGGTCTGGTCGCGGATCGAGTCCTCGCGGCGCACGTAGTCGCGCAGCATCTCCTCGCGTGCCCCGCCCTGCGCGCGATGGATCTCGCGCAGCTCGCGCTCCAGCGCCGCAAACCGCTCCTCCGACTGCAGGACGGCATGCGAGCGGGCGTTGTCCGCAACATCGAGCCGCGCGTCGATGCGCGCTTCGAACTGCCGCAGCACCAGCCGCGCCAGCCCGGCCAGAGCCCCAAAGAAAAACGTGAGCATCGCGCCTTGTATTGCGAGCCACTGCCAGAAATCGATCGAGAGCTGCATGGCGGCACTATGGGTTGCGGACCGGCACCACGCACACGCCGGGCAGCGTGCGCCCGTTGCTCGTGGTAGCGAGGATGGTGAGCAGGTACGTTGTGCCGGCCACGCTCGCGGCCAGCATCTGACGCACCAGCGGACCTTGCACCTGCGCGGCACCCGCCAGCACGTTGCCAGGCGCAGGATCGGCGCCGCTGATGACCGTGAGCGTGCGCGCCGCGCTCGTGATCGTCTCCCCGTCGCCCAGGCGCGCGGAGTAGTCGCACTCCACCACGTCGACCTCGCCGGGGACAAAGACGCCGAGCTGGCGGCGCAGTGCGGTCA